ACTGGACTCAAGCCGCATTGTTTCCGCTGCATGATTGGTTGTTCGATATACTTCGGGAAATCCCTACGGATGGAACTTTTGATCAGCTTGCGCCGGTCAAAAGGTTACTCCGTCTTATAAAGGATGATACCGTTGTATACTCTTACGACCTGTCGGCGGCGACCGATCGGTTGAGTATCAAAGCCCAAATGCTTCTGCTGGCAGGTGTATTCGGGCCAAAGTTCTCTGTGGCGTGGAAACGCCTGTTGGTGAACCGTACTTACTGGGTGTGGGATATACTCCCATCTGGTAAGCCGGGTCATGTTCCCTTACGCTATGCGCAGGGACAACCAATGGGCGCGTACTCGTCATGGGCAATGCTGGCCTTAACGCATCATGCGATGGTCCAGTACGCAGCATATAAGGTGGGGATAAGAGGTTGGTTTGACCGGTACGCGGTTCTCGGTGATGACATCGTCATCGCTGATTGCCGTGTCGCCTCATCTTACACGGAAGTGTGTAAACACCTCGGCGTGGAGATCGGCGTCGCTAAGTCGTTGATTTCGGAGAGAAAGACTCTCGAGTTCGCGAAGAAATTCTTCAGAGATGGAGAAGATCTGAGCGGGCTCCCTGTGGCTTTCTGGGCTGCTGCCCGGAAGACCATGGGCGTTGCTCATGCCTTATCGGCCTGGTATCCTACTGGGACTATGTACAATTTCGTGCGAGCTCTGGGGGCCGGTTTCAAGGGCCCGTCAGCTCTGGGATCGCACTGGGGGAAGATCCCCTTGAGACTTAGAGTACTGGCGGTATTCCTGACTCATCCTTTAGGAGGAGGGAAGTTCGCATTCAAAGAGTGGGCGGAATGGCTGTGGAGCTGGGGACCGATGGATTCCAGGGTTAGTTCCCTTGGAGATGTCCTAACCCAGTTCACGCCTTTTGCAACAGGAATGTTGGAAGAGGTAGTGGCTCCTTGTAGCAGGACACTTGACAGCTACCAAGAAGATTTATTCTTCAAGGAATCTGTTGGGGACCCTGCAGCGAGGGCTGCGATAACACGGTCGAACCGTCAACTTAATGAGGCGTTGGACTCTCTAACTAAGGCTGAGAAGTCTCTTAAACATCTGCAGCGACTTAATATCAAGTTCATGCTTCACCAAGTGTCAGCGATTTTGACGCAAGTCATGCGCTCGCTCGGTAAGTGTGAACTTGTGTCGTCACCTCCCGTACGGTCGATGACCAAGCGAAACGAGGACCAATTGGCTGTGAACGTCGCGGATAACTACCGCGTCTGGCACCGCTTACGTTCTCGTGTCCTTGAACACGCAAATCGGAAGGTTGGTGCGCAGGAATTAAGAGGATAACCCCACAATAGTCATGCAAGTCCCTTCATCAGGGACCTTGACTTTCTCAAATGAGTAAGCGAGCCGCTGCTCAGAGGCACGTCCAC